AATTCATTCTTTAGATGTACATTACTGAATCAAAAGGTAGGAGGTAGTTCTACATCTCAGCATTGCAAGGGTGAAGCAATGGATATTTCTGCAGGAAGCAAAGAAGAGAATAAAAAGCTGTTTGATTGGTGTAAAGCTAATCTTATTTGGGATCAGTTAATTGACGAATACGATTATACATGGGTGCATATTTCTTTTCGTCAAGGACAAAATAGGAATATGGTTATAAAAATTAAATAAAATCTAACAACAACTGCCTTGAAGTTGTCCCATTGGGAAACCTGTTGATTCAGGTACTCGATTATACTCGTAGAAAACATTGCAAAGATATGAATAAAATTAAAGAAATACTTAATAATCTTTTAGATTCTTTTAAAACTAATTCCGGTGGTTGGAGCGCTCGTAAACTTTCCGCTTTTGTAATTATCGTAATGGTTGTATCTCTACATATCAAATGGTTTCAGAGTGATAAGTGGGAGTATGTCGGTGAGATATTGGCATTAGATTTTGCTTTTGTTTCCGTTGCTTTGGGAATGACCACATACGAAGCAATAAAAAAAAATAGCCAACCTAAGGAATAAAGACTACATTTGCATAAACTAATATAAAAAACTATGATAGCATCTGACTACATCAAAGAACTATTAATTAAATTTCCTGAACATGGCGATAGAACAATAGCAAATTTAGCTATCAAAAAACAATCGAAATTGTTTACTTCTTTTGACCAATGCCGAAACATGGTTAAGTACTATCGAGGTCATAATGGTAAGAAAAGCAGAAGTTTATTAAAAGATAAACAGTTTATAAAGCCAGTTAAAACAATTAGTGAAAATGTGTGGGGAATACCTGCTTCACATTCGCAAGATAGAGAAGTATGGAGATTGCCAAAATCAATTAAGAAGGTCTTATTATTATCAGATATACATTTCCCTTATCATGATGTTAAAGCATTAGAGACTGCATTAAAATATGGTAAAAAAGAGCAAATTGATGCCATCTTTATCAACGGAGATATGATTGATTTCTATCAGTTAAGTTTTCATGAGAAAGACCCGAGAGTTACGGACATAGCTGAGGAGTTAGAAATGGCTCGCAATTTCTTTGCATTGCTACAAAAACAATTTCCAAAAGTATTAGTATATTATATTCCCGGCAATCACGAGTACCGAATGGAAAGATACCTAAGAGTGAAAGCACCTGAATTGTTAGATATGAAAGAGTTTAAATTAGATGTTCTTTTGCGAGTTCGGGAGTTTGGAGTTCACTATATTGAGCATGGTACGAAGTGTTACTTTGGTAAGTTACTTGTAGAACATGGTGATAAGATGAAAGGAAGCGGAGGAGTTAATCCTGCAAGAAGTTTATTCGCTAAATTAAAACGTCACGCCATTTGTGGACATTTTCATAGAACATCCGAAGCAACGGAAAAGGTATACGATGGGGATGTGGTAGTAACTTATTCAACGGGTTGTTTGTGTGAATTAGAACCTCGTTATATGGAGGTTAATAATCATAATCATGGATTCGCAGTAGTAGATATGGATGGCGAAAACTTCGCTGTATCCAATAAGAAGATAGTTAATGGTAAGGTATACTAATGAAAGTAATCAACGACATTCAGTTAGAGGTAACGCAGATCATAATCAAAAAGAACAATCTATTAGGCAGGAGGGATATCTGTTTATTCAAGAGAATTATCTTCATTACAAAGATTCTTTCTGTATCTGAGGAGACATATTTGGTAGAGAATAATTACAAAGGATGCTCAGCTTTGTACCTCGATGATGAAGGATGGATTAAAGTAAAGGAAAATTATACTGAACTATCAGAAATACATTCAGATTGGTTTGATCGTAGTGTTAAGGCAAGTGAGGATATAAAGGTATAATACTACTTAGTATAAACTATTTCCTTATAAATCCATCCTGCTGATATAGCACCTGCAATAAACTGCCATAAAAGTGCCGATAATTTGCGTTTTCTGATGCTTTCACGTTGTTCCTCAATCAATCTATCTGCTGACTTGTTTAAGGTCTTTAAATCGACTATAATAGATTCATCTATCTTAACTACATTCTGCAAGGTATCAAATGCAGCTTTATATGCTTTCTCGTTTATTGCTGACTTAATCCATTCGTTCATCTCAGGACCAGTAAAACAATACTTAGCGGTATCCTTTTGAGCGTAAGAATGAATCGATAAAGATAAGGCGAGTACTGTCAGAATTAGTGTAGTGGGTTTCTTCATTGGCTGAGGTGTTGAATATGTTTGTGATGTTTACTTTGGATTTCTCTCTGATGATCTCCTTCTCCTGGATGATTCTAATGGTACTATCCTTTACTTTTATGTATGTCTTATACTCGTTTTTTGTAGGATCAGGCATTTTAGTTAGGTACATAAATATAACTATAGCTATAATTCCTATGTAGATGTAATCTCGTTTCATTTATCCTCTATTAGTTCATCCAAAAGTACACAATAATTTGCTAAATCGATAATCGAATCTTTAATACTTTCATTTGATGGTATCTGACCATTCAACAATACACCTAATCGTGCCACTTTCGTAGCAATTAACGATAGGCAGTTCTGCTCAGGTGATAACTGACAGATTGTACCTGCTAACTTAAAATTAGATAATCTATCCTCATTTGCATAGTCATTTCCTTTGCTTGTTAGTATTTCCCTTTGTCTCTTGAAAAAGGTAGTGATGTGCTGCTTTTGCTCTTCGGTTGTCATTAGTCTTGTTTGTTTATTTAATTGAAATTCCTTTTTGCTCTATTAATATTTTATCTACTACTTTTAATGTGTCTTTAATCAGTTCATTTATTAATGCGTAATTTCCATCTTTATCATCTAAATTCATCCATCCATAGTTCTTTTCTAATTCTCTCTTAATTTTTGTTGCAGTTATTTTCATATTATTCTTGTTTAAAGGTTTCGTTATAGTATTGTTCGCCTGTAATGAAACTACCATCTTCATTTGTTAATTCCGTATTAGCTTCAGCATAGCAATCAATTATCTGCTCCTTCTCCATTTCTTTGGCTTGTTGAACTAACTCACTAAATTTTTTGGCAATGTTATCATTCATATATGGAATTAAATTATCTATATTTTCTGATATCCATTCTACTGCTGTTTGTTTCATTAGTCTTGTTTGTTTAGTTGTATATGCGCCACGTTATGGCGGTTAGCCATTAGTTATCGGCTATTTTACAGAAGCCACAACCTCTAATAAATCAAGTTCTTTAAATTTAAGATAGATAATTCTTTTTTCTTCATTCGTAAACTTTCTTTTTTCAAACCAAGAATTAATAATTTGTTTTTCTCTTTCTTTCTTAGCTAATAACAATATTTCTTCTGTTTCAAAGTACCATTTTTTCCACCTATCGCCATAAGTAGTATAACCGACAACTTCATCATAATGACCTTTTGTTGGTTCATTTATTAATTTTGTGCCATTAGACAATATAGCTTGTGTTTTTGTAATTCTCTGTACAGTTGAGAACTTATATGTAACATTATCAGTCCAACGAGAAATCTCTTTGCAATATAGTTTATCGCCAATTTTTAATAATTCCATTTTTATTTTATTTTAATTGTTTAATAATTTAACATTTTACGAACCGACCGAAAAAAACTGCCGATAACAAGGGTTTTACGCAAGGTGGGCAGAAGTGCATTTAATAAGCATTTGTGCAAGTCCGAACATTTTTACATTTTATGAGCTTCGGTGCTAAAATCCCACACTGCGTAAAGCCCCAAAACGTTAGTGGCAAGCTTTTCATATTAGTCTTGTTTGTTTATGGATTATAAGTAAAGACTGCATTGTCATAACCTCCATGAGTATAAGCGGAAGTTCCATCGACATATACAGTTACGTTTATATAGTCTTGATTTGTAGTCATAGTTATAGGATTGAAGGTATCATCACCATAATCAATAAATGTAAATGACTGACCATTGGTAACTTGAAAGATATGATTAACCTGTCCTTGATCTACACCATTAATGGTCACATAACTGTCAAAAGGAGACTGTCCGACTATCTCAACAGTATGCGTTGTTGATGTTGTTGATGTTGTTTTGTTTTCTTCTTTCTTGCAAGAAGCAAATAATACTGCTAAAATTAATAGTTTTTTCATGGTTTTTTTTAGTTATTAAATTAAGTTTTGTTTTTGCTCTGCTGTTATGAACTGTGTCGATACATAATTACCTTACATTGTATCTGTAGCTTTAATGAAGTCAATCTCAAGTTTAGCTGTGTTCTGCATTTGGTTATATCTGACATAATTAGGTTTTTGTTAATTAGGTTATACCCTTTCTATTGTAAAACAAATGTAAGTATATAACCTTGTTTATGATAGTTAATGTTTCACATATTAGACAAAAGCACCCCTTTTTATTTGTTTTATCCAACATTATAGCTAATAATCAAAGTAACTTCGTCACAAATATATGCTATATTTCGGACAGATTAAGCATATAAATTTACATACTTTACATCCCATTCAATAGCTTTTGCTTTTACCTCAATTTCTTTATGTCTTTCATCTCCGTATGCTTCAATCCATTGGCTTTCTTTATATTTCTTCCTATTTATGCCTTGCCATATTTCAGAACTGCAAAAGCTATTTTGGTTCATACGTCCCCAGTCTTGAACGATTACAATAATACCTTCTTTTTTTGGTGTCATAGTTTTATATTTTATTTGGTTAGTTCAGTATATTTCTCAATAAAATCATCAAAGGACTTTACTACAAAGTAATATCCATCTGCTCCTTCTATCTCCAATTGGTATTTCTTTTGATGTTCTGACATCCTATCCTTACCTATTTTTACTTCCCATTTTACAGATACACCAATCATTCTGCCATTTATGTTCATTCGGATCGTAGAACTTATATCGGCACTGCCCTTTGTTCCTGTTCCTTTCTGCCATTCTACACTACCTATCATTCGCTTCTGTCCTAATGCATCAGATACTACCTTTGTCTTATCAATCATTCTGCCAGTAGTATTAATTCGCTCAGCTTGTCCTCCATGTAGATTGATCCAGGTAATTACGCACTTCGTTAGTCCATTGGCGGTCTTATCTGTAAACTTAGTGAGCGGAATGTACGCAGGTGGCATTGATGGATACTTCTTGCATTCTTCTGAATGTTTTAGTTCGATTAGTTTTTTTAGCATATTTTATTTATTTGTGAACATTACCCATCTACCATCTAAGGATGTACCATGTTCTGTTTTATAGTTCTTATAATTAGCATAGGTATCTATCCATATCTTAAACCTTTTTTGTTTTAGCCATTTGTTAAAATCCTTGTACTCATTAATAAATTTATTGAATAGATCTGTTTTGTTTATTCTTTCTCCTGGTATCAACATTGCATCATCCATAAACTCAATAAATTCAGTTGCTGTCTCTTTGTATAGCTTTCTTAACTCCAGGTTCTTATGCTCATACTTAACCAATCCGTTCTCCATGTAGTAACGTAGACAGTTAATCATGAATGAGTAGAACATATTCCATTCTTTATCATCCCATCCATCAAAAAGTAATCCTCCAAATTCTTGCTCCGGTGTATGATTAGCATTAAAGTAGCTGCTAAATTCAATCTCAAATTTTCTCCTATCGAATGATCCTCCTACACCTCCAATGGTATAATTGGTTGTTATTACTATCTTTGGACTTCGAGATACTGGTATCTTAATGGCATCTTTGTTCTTTTTCTCAATGGTGATACCTTCAGTGATAATACTAAATAGACTTTCAAAGTTAAAGGATTTCTCCACATCATCAAATACTAACACCTGAGTATCTGCATTCAATGTTTGGTAGGCAAAGTTTTTATTAAAATCGAATTGCTTACCATCAATAGTATCAACCTTTTTTACATACTTTAGAGCATTACAGAACAATCCTTTACCACTTCCTCCATTGGGATTATCAGAGATGGTCTCATCATTAATAATAATTGCTTTGTTATTGGCTGATGTCTTGTGAGAATGTAACAGATAACCAATTACTGATACTATTGTATCGTATCTTACCTGCTCACAATCTGCTACTAATGAGATAAACTTATTATAAACGCAATCCTCAAAGAAACATTCATTGTATTCACGATCAATGATCTGCTTCTTCCATACAAAACCATCTAAATCGATATAGTCAATTATCTTAATACCAGTCAATGACACCTCCACTACGTTAGACTTAAAGTATAGGTATGCATTATCCTTCGTATCTTCCTTAAATCTGATGTCAATGATGTCAATGGTATTTAAGAAATCTTCTTTAAAGTACTTTGGTAGATTAGTCATGTACTGATACACATCGTATTCCTTCTGCTTTAACAAGAACGATAGTACAAAATCCTTTATTTTAACTTCATTAACTGTATCAATGATGTTGTTCTCGATTCTAATCAGTATGAACGATTCACTACCTTCAGGATAATACTTGTAATATCCATTCTGCTCTAACCAGGTCTTATACTTAAAATTATCAATACCGATCTTATTGTTTTTCGTTATAAACCAAAATATATCGGTAGGTGTATTTTCGAGAATGGTCTCAACATCGATTCCTTTATATTGCTTCTTCAGTTCATCAATCCCTACACCTTTCTTCAGGTCTTTACGAAGCTGCATAACCTTCTTATCATCATCGAAATACTTTGTTCTGAATGCTGATACTTTAGAATATGCTGATCTGATGGTTCTCTCTATCTCCTTCTCAGTAAAATCCTTCTGAATAAACTTTTGGCAGTAGTACTTACAGCTATCCTGCGATATTCCAAATTCATTAAAAGCAGAAGCTAAGATAAACAGATTAGTATTCCTATTAGCAGTCATGCTGTAGTTCTTATCAAACCACTTTATCAGTCTGCTTATAATCTCGTTCTCATCCTCCAAAACTATTATAGGCGAATTTTCAATAAACGATGATCCTAATATTTCATCAAATTTATTCCATTCCTTTGATTGCGTATTAATGTATATCTTCTCATCATAAGATTCATAACATACTCTGCTCACATCCTTACAAGCAATATCAAAGTTCTCACTATTGTAATACTTTTCCAATGCGATAAAGTAATCTTTGTGGTTATCTACTACTGGAGGTATCTTTACGATTAACTTTAAACCATTGCCTGAAGGAGAGGTAAAGACAGAAAAAGTATACTCATCCTTCTCAAATTTCTTTCGATCTGCGGTCATCTTCTTATCAGATTCATACTTATCAAAGTCTAAACAGATATACCCGGAATGATCCTTAAGACCTTTTGCATTCCTATTGCTGAATGTTCCACTAAATAAGATTGCAGGAAGTTTAATTTTTAATGCATCCCTCTTCTCTTTGTTCTTCTCGTTTCTGATAGCTTCTACCAGTTCTTTGCTCTTACCAGTCTTAATACGTTCTAATATAAAAGCTATATCCTTGTAGAAAGGTGTTGATGTAGTGTATAAATCTTTAAATATTGTTACCATAGTTTTTATTTTGAATGGGTGTAAATGTAATTATTTATTTTGATTATTACACATTGATGCATTAATTCTCTAATCATTTCAAATTTTAAAAAGAGAAGGTGCTGTTTTTTAAAAAAGTTCTCGCAACAACGTGCAATGTGAGTTATTTTAGGTTAATCGTTTGATTATTAATATTTTAACCTATTTTCAATGTGTAATGAAAACGTAATGGAAGCGTAACAAAAAAACTGCTAATTTTCATTAGCAGTCTTATTATCAGCTACTTACCTAAAAAGGCATATCATCAATAACTGGAGGTAATGATTTTACTGTCGGTGCTGAACCAATTACATCTACTTTCCAACATTCAATAGTATTGAAGTACTTTACCTCACCTTTTGGACTCATCCATTCCTTGCCTCTTAAATTAATCTCTAACGATACTTCAGTACCTACAGATAGATTATCAAGCATAACACATTTATCGTTCGTACATTGTACTGAAATATGTTGCGGATAGGTTGGATTGTCATTGGTAGTAATTACCAATTCTCTTTTCTTGAACTTATCGGATACCTGTTCTGTTTGTCCGACTAACTTTACTTTGCCTGTAATTTTCATTTGTTTTAGTTTTTAATTGTTAATTGTTAATTTACTATTGTTTAAGACTTTAATTGTTTCTTCATTTAACTTAATCCATCTGATCCATTTATCGTTCTCATCGTAAAGACCTATCATGCTAATAGATATTTTTTGTCCGTAGGTATCAGGTATTAATTCAGCTTTTTTAATTTTTAGGTACATTTTTTTTAGTTTTTAATTGTTCATCTGTAATTTCTTTAATTGTTGTTATAAAATGGTCTCTTAGTTTCTCATCCATCTGAAGGATGAAGGATGCAGAATTTAGTATGGTACTTTTTACTCTTAGACCATAATCATCTAAGTCTAATTCGCTCAGCTTATCTGCGAGAATTGGCATATCACCGACATAGGTTTGTAGCGAATCTCCTTCCTTAGTATTGTAGGAATAACAAAATAAGTGATCATCAACAGTAGCATTATCCTGGTAGTTTTTTAATGCGTTGAATAAATCTAATCTATAGTCCATCTTAGTTAATTTTACCTAATTTATTATTAATTTTACTTGCATACTCATCAAGGTACTCTCGGCATTTGACAACCTTGTCAATAATCTCCTGGACTAATTGGGAATCTGATTCCACATTATACGCAGTCCATCTTTCATCCAATGGCATATCTGAGTAGATCACCTCATTACCATAGTTACATTCTTCCGGTGTATCACATAGACCATAGAATAGAATAGCTTTTGGTTTATTATAAAGATGCATATATCCTCTAAGCTGCCATTCGTAATCCTTATCTAATCCATTACAAGCTGCATGAAGTCCTTTTCTGCCCCATACCGACTTAACATCTACAATGGTATCATCTAACTGCACATCGCAAGTACCAGTAAAGTATTCATCTTCCTTATGTTCATCGTTCTTAAATGCTAATCCTTTGTCTAAGACAGATGCCATTAAGTCAATACATTCAATCTCAACCATGTTGCCCTTATCAAAGTATTTAGAATGGATATCTTCTTTGTCATTGGCATACCAATTTTCAAGGTATGTTTTGCATCCTGCTGACAGATCACCTTTTGTTTTAGCGTTGGACATAATTTGTCCAATTGCTGAGCATCTAATCTTAAATAATCGCATCTCTTACCTCCTTACTTAACTTGTATTTGGTTTCTACTTGCTCGATTGTAGCTTTGCCTGACTGAATAGCTTCCTTTACTTTGATGAAGTTTGGACTGTCTAAGATCAGATTAGGTTTATTGTATTCTTTAATCCTCAATGCCCAATCTTTACCTCCTCCAATTGCCTTATCCATTTCCTGACAAAGAATAACATCCATGTTTAGGTTAATCCATTCTTGAGGATTCGGTGTTCCGGTGATCTTTGTTATTCTGCTAAGATTAGTTTTGTTTAATAGCATTGGTTTATCAAAGTACTTGTTATCTCCAAAGTAAGCTACAAATGACTTTTTAGCTTGTCCCATTACCTTGAGATCTTCCTTCCATTCTACTCTTAATAATTTTACGATGATATCCATACCATTCGGTAGGATGTACGTTCCTATCCAATTTACATCGGTTAGCTTCTGTTTCCAGTGTGTTACTTCTTTTTCCATAGTTTACGTTTTTTGTAAAGATAATTAATTTATTAATAAAGAATTGTAATATTTTACACTAAAATAACAAATAAAGTGTGAATCTGTCTCGGAATTATACCGGATGTGAGCATTCGGGAATGTCTTTTGTATTTCCTTTAGTTCTGTGATTATTTCTTGCATCTGCCTACAATATCATATTCGTTAATACAAAATGTAGTTACTGAATCGCAATACTGCTGATACTTCAATACATACTCAATCTTTACTGCTTTGATCTGTTCTGCTGATTCTTTGCTTTTGTTGATGTAACATCCTGCATAGATCGTGTTAATTAAGATTACAAGTACTAACCATTGGTTGTCTGTGTTCATACTAAAAAGGTTTTATAGATTTGTGTATAATGATCAATTCTTTTGTCTTTGGGATTCATCTCCATGATGCTGAACAATTCTCTTTCGATTGCATAAATCTGACCGATACGTTCTTTCTTGTCATTACCTCTAAGAGTAGCTGAATGAATAGTAAAGTCCTCATACTTGTTCTTTACATATTTATACGATAACTTTAAACTTTGTGCTGCTGTCTCCGGTGTCATGCCATTAAGATAACAATCGTACACCTGTTGCTGTGAATTTGCTTCGGTTATTTTAGTCATTTGTCGTTAGTTTATTTAAGCATTCGTAACAGACTTCAATTGCTTTAAGGTTTATAAATAATATGTGTAAGTCCCAGTGTGCCGATTCTTTCCCACATTCATAACACTTAGTGTCGTTTTCGGGTGGGGTTGCTAATTTATAGTCATCGTAACTCATATTAATTTCTCCTCTCTTAAAGTTATCATTTGACAGAAGGTGAACTCACCATCCTTTAATCTTGAATACAAAGTACTTCGACTAATCCCTAACATCAAAGAAATAGCTTTCTTACTCATTCCTTTGCGTTTTAAAGACTTTTCTAATACTTTTCCGTAGTTTATCTCTCTCATTAGTATTCAATTAACTGGGTTTCTTTTCTGTACTTCATTTGGCTCTTTACATGGATAGTTACTTTATCCTTACTAAAGTAGAACAGTCTTTCTTCATTGCCAAACATCTCAAATGGTTCGTAAACCTTTACATTGTAATCTGCGGCTAATAGCTTCAGAATGTTATCATTTGCTACAAAGATTTTAGCTGTAATACCTTCGACATCTAATGTGTTAAGTAGTGTAACTAACTCGTTAATTTTGGTTTGTGTTTCTTGTTTTGTCATAGTTTTTTTGGTTAAATGATTGATTTAATTTCTTGAATCGAATTTAAGTGTTTCTAATACTTCATTTTTTTTAAATCTTATTGTCCGATCTCCGATTCGATAAGACTTTAATACTCCGTTTCTTACATATTTCCATAGAGCAGAAGTACTAATTTTAAGTAATGCTTTTACTTCATTTGCATTTAACAATTCTTGATTGTCATCTTGATTTTTGTTTGTCATAGTTTTTAATGGTTTTAGTTAAGGTTTGATTATTTCTGTTTTTAATGTATTTCATCCATGCAGAGTAAGAAATGAATCTGTGATCAGGATGTGTAGTGGATTGTATTTGTATCATTGGTTAAAAGTTTTATTGCTTTGTTTATTTCTGTTAATTTATTTTCTCTTTCTTTTTTTGCTGTAGGATATTCTGAGGATTCCCATTCGTTTAAGCAATTTTCTAAAAGATACTTATCTTTTTCAAGTAAATTAATTACATATTCCATTATGCCCAAAGTTTAGAGTTAGTAGTATAGTTACCATTTACATCCATTGATACCTTAGCGGGGTATAAGTAAGCAGCTACTTTACGCAACTCAGCAAAACAAAAACCTAAAAACATATTCTTAGCCGTAGCAGTATCAAACTTAATCGAATCAACAGTGATGTTAATCTCTAAAGATACATCTGCTAAATTAGCAGTTCTATCAGAAGTACATGCTTCCATTTTAGCTTGGCTAACTGCTTCTGAAACGATATTCTTAATTGTTGCTTCCATAATTTTAAGTTTTTAAATTATTTGTTTGATTTTGATAGGACAAATGTATATCTTATTTACATTCGCCCGACATAAGTGTATAAAAATAATTATAACTGACTGATAATGAACGAGAAAAAATTACAAATAAATTGGAATATATGAGAAAAGTATGTTTTTTGTTGTTTATTTAGGTATCTTTGAATGTGAAAAGAAACGAAATTCTTCTGTTTATCTACAATTCTAAAGCTGTAAAGTCATCTGCAATCCGCATCACCAAAGGAGATGACCTTTATAATGACCTCTTATCTGAACTGTTGATTATCGTTGCTGAGATGGATATAGAATACCTGGTTAATCTTTATAACAAAAAGACTTTAGAGATATACTGTTATAAGATTATGTACTACCAATATACTCAACCTCACATGGCTTTCTACAAAAAATATAGAAGCTGCGAAACAACAACAAAGGGAGAAGTATACGAAGATGATAACATTGATCAGATACATTCAGATGTAGTATTACTGATGAATAAGATAGAAAAGAAGATAGCACAGAAGAGATTCCCGACAGAGTTCAGATTGCTTGAACTATACGTTGAGCATGGTACTTATAGGAAGGTGGGAGCATTGGTGGGTATATCGTTCAAGACAGTTCAATACATGGTTAAAAATATAACAGAAAAAATAAAAACACAATATGATCTTAGTAGTAACAAGTAGCAGAATAACAGGACTGCAATACCATCGGCAGATAGTTCCTTTTGCATCATTAGGGATTAAGGTAGAATTTACCTATAATGAATCTGAACTTACTGATGATTACTTAAAGAAGTTTAAATGTATTTCCTTTCTTCGAGAGATCAAGTCAGATGTCTCCAGGTACAAACGATTAGGATTAAAAGTGCATTTTGACATTGATGACTATTGGGTATTACCAAAGAATCACAGTCTTTATGATCAGTATAAGAAGAATGGTTATGCTGAAAATACTATACAAGCATTAAAGGATGCTGACTTTATTACTACTACTACTAACTACTTAGCAAGTAGAATCAGAGAGTACAATCATAATGTTTATGTGTTAGCGAATGCCATTAATACTGAGGAGGAACAATGGCAACCGAATCCGATAGAGACCACACATAACAGAATGAGATTTGGATATGTAGCAGGAGTTCATCATGTTGCTGATGTCGAGATGTTATATCCTGAACTTATGAAGCTGTATAAAGATGAAACCATCAGAGGGAAATGGCAGCTATTGACAGCAGGTTATAACTTCAACCAGGATGCAAAAGGTGAGATAACACCGAATCCATATTACAAGTATATTGAGCAGTGCTTCACTGGAGGATATCATCTGTTGAACTTGAACTATAGAGAACTACTAATGTCGAATAGGGTATTAGAGTTCAAAGATATGGATGAGCCGTACATGAGACTGAATGGAATGCCGATCCTGGAGTATGGTAAGCTATACGATTCTATTGATGTGGCATTAGTTCCATTAATTAGTACAGAATTTAACCGGAACAAATCGCAGCTTAAATTAATCGAAGCAGGATTCAAAAAGAAAGCGGTGATCGTCTCTAATGTTATACCTTATCGTGATGATATTACTTTGCACAATGTTTTAGTATCTGCCGATAAGAAATGGAAGGATAATATAAAGTATTTAGTAAAGAATCCGAATAAAGTAGAAGATCTCAAAGAGAATCTATTTGAGTATGTATCGGCAAGGTATGACATTAAGATAGTTAATGTAGAACGTAAACAGATATTTGATAGATGGTTAGCATAGGAATAGGGATAACGACTTACAATCGACCTGAGTGCTTAAAAGAGTGCTTAGAGCATATCTATAAACATACGTTTACAGATAATGTAAAGATTTATATAGCAACAGATACCGATGAAAATCGTAAAGGTGTAGCATTTAGAAAGAATGAATGTCTCAGATCTTTGAAGAATTGTGACCATATCTTCCTATTCGATGATGACTGCTATCCGATTAAGGATGGATGGATTGAGTTCTTCATTAATGCAAACAAAGAGCATTTATTATATCTAAACGAGATGCATGTGCAGTTATCTACGGATGGACATTGCAGTTACTATCATGATTGTGGAGGTGTATTTATGTATATTAGAAAGGATGCATTAGATAGGGTAGGTGCATTTGATGAAAAATTCATGCATTTTGGATTTGAACACGCAGATTATTCAATACGAATTTTAGGAGAACGTCATGCATATCCGATGCTGAATGGTACTGATAACTATATCTATTCAAAGGATTACTCAGATTATTTATTTCATAGTTCTTCAATCTCTATTTTAGAGAGAAATGAACACATTAAAAATAATTGGGATAAATTCTTTAATGAATCAATTAAAAGTGTATATTTGCCACTATGAGAATCCTATTTAAATATAGTACCAGGTCAAGACGTTCTAACTTTCTAAGAGGGTACGATAGCATTATAAACAACGTAACGAGTGA